ACTAAAGCACATTGAAGGTGATACATTTAAGCTGTCAACACTAGAGAAGGAACTTCTAACAGACGCAGATAGTAAGCTATTCGAGCAATTCAAGTTCGTAGCTGATGGGACCGACTGGTGGCATAGTCTGTGGTATGACCGTGAAGTTGCTAGGCGAGATCCTAGAGACGTGGCCCAGAACATTAATATGGACCCTGCGGGTGCTGGCGATAACTTCTTTGATCACCGCGTCTTACAATCCCTGCGAACAGAGTTCCTACGACCTCCTAAGTATGTGGGCGAAATAGACTATCTCCTCGATCCCAGAGGTAAAATTCAAAGTCCGAAGTTCGTACTAAATGGCGGACACAAGAGATTCAGGTGGTGGGGTAAGCTAAATGATGCTCGACCTATCCAAACTCATAACTATATAGTATCGTGCGATATATCACTTGGTACTGGTGCATCTAACTCAGTAGCCAAAGTGTATGATGTAAATACTAGGGAATGCGTTGGGATGTATATTAACTCTCAACTTCCTCCTGCGGAGTTCTGTGACCAAGTCATAGCTCTCTGTTACTGGATCGGCGGCCACTGCGGACAACCCTTCCTGATATGGGAGGCCAACGGTCCGGGTGGTTCATTTGATACAAGAAGAAGAAAACATGGATACGGAGCAGTCTACATTGATACCGTTACGCGTACTAAGAATAAAAGACGTACTAAAAAGCCTGGATGGTACTCGACGAAACAGGCCAAATATGACGCGTTGCTTGGGCTTAGGACGGCTCTTGCGGAAGGTGTCAGAACCAACCCAATCGGTTCATTCTTAAAGATATATGATGAAGACAGCATAAGAGAATACGAAGATTACATCTTTTATGAGAACGGGGATATCGGCCTTTCAGGAGCAGTCAACGATACTGCGGGGGCCAGGTCCGCACATGGCGATACGGTTATCCCTGATGCAATGGCGATACTAGCCATGAACGAACAACCTAAAGCAATGCTACAAGACATGATGAATATCCTTGACGGGAGTATGCAACACCGTCGCTGGATGTTTGATAAGCAACAGAAAGAAGAAGGAAGGGACAGCCCTTGGCTAAGGTAAAAGAATACTCTAATAGTGCTTCCGTACCGCTGATTAAGCGTCTACGTGCTGCTGTTGATCAAACAGACAAGTACAAAAAACCTATGCTGCGTACCATTACACGCATGATGAATCACTATGCTAACGGGTGGTATCAGGGCGGTAAGAGCAGATCTGTTCAACCTTTGAACATGATTGATCGAGGCATCTCTACACTAATTCCTTTCCTAGTGTCTAAAAACCCTCGCTCTAAAATCTCCCCTAGGTCTGGGGTAAATGTTCCTGGTATACAGCAGTTCGCTTCTACTATGGAACTAGCTCTAGCACACCTACTGCACGAGATAAGGTTCTCGAATAATACTATGCAGCCGGTAATAATGGACAGTCTGTTCAGTATGGGTATTACTAAGACAGGCACTATGCATTCACACAACGTTGAACTAGGCGGATACCTGCATGATGTAGGGCAGCCTTATTGTGACCGTGTAGATTTTGCTGATTACATCTTCGACATCTCAGCTAGGAACAGACAAGAGATGCGGTATGAGGGTAATAAGTATCGTCTACCAATCGAGTATATTAAGGAGTCTGGTCTGTACAAACATACAGATCGACTGACACCAGTAGCTCCTCTAATGGGTGATCAAGACCACCCTGATTATGTTTCTCGTGGTGGTAATACACAATTCAGTCATAATGAATTTAGTGAAGTAGCCGAGCTTATTGATATTATCCTACCTGATGAGCAATTGATAGTAACTATACCTGCGGACGGTTGTGGTGATAGGATCATGCGTAAAGTTCAGTGGGATGGCCCAGAGACTGGTCCTTATGACGTACTAGCTTATAAGACATTTCCTGGGACTATTGTTCCTGTACCTCCTATTTATACGTGGATGGATTTGAACAAAGCTATTAATACCATCGTTACCAAGATGCGAAACATGACTGACCGTGAGAAGACGGTTGGTGTATATGATATGATGAACGTAGAAGATGGCCAGGTTATCAAGAATGCACAACACGGCGATCTTATTGGACTTAAAGGTGGAGCAGAGTCAGTACGAGAGATTACATATGGTGGTTTTAATCCTCAGAGCATGCAATTCCTCACATTTCTGCTAGACCAATTTAGCCAATCAGGTCCGAACCTAGAACAACTTGGTGGACGTGGCTCTCAGGCCGGTACGTTGGGCCAAGAGCAAATGATGCAGACCAATGCATTGCGAGAGATTGACCACATGATTAGCCAGGTCTACAAGTTTACTACGGATATTATACGTAAAATCCTGTGGTTTCTGTGGACTGATCCACTAATCGTTACACCTGTTATCAAGCAATTTAAAGGCTTAGATCAGAAGCTAGAAGTCGAATATAGTGATGCCGACAAAGAAGGTGATTTCTGGGACTACTCTCTTGAAGTAGAGCCTTACAGTATGAGTACTATGAATCCTGAGATGCGTTATCAAAAGATCCTTCAGTTGATCAATCAGACTATTATCCCACTGATGCCTATAGCAATGTCGCAGGGTAGTACGATTGATGTTAATGCACTCGTCAAAGAAGTCTCACCTTATCTAGGTATTGCTAATGTAGACGACTGGTGGAAGAACGCTGTACCTCAACCTGACCAGATGGGTCCGTATGAACCTAGTCAAGGAACCGCCAAGGCCAAATCAGGCCAAGACCAGCGAGGAGCACTCGGACAAGCTCCTGCATCGAAAGCATCTAACTTAAGTCAACAACAAGCCCGTAATGCGGGACAATCATCGAAAGCAGGTTAATATGAAACGTATGGCTATTATCAGTATTGTACTTGTATTTCTGTTGTCTCTTGGTATGGTAGGATTTCGAGCTGGACTCGAACCTGTTGACCTTAATGAACAATACCGTAACGCTACAGTACAATTACAATACGAAAGCGGTGGTCATGCCTCTGGTGTCGTCGTAGCTGACAACGTTATACTAACAGCCAAGCACTGTGTAGAAGATGTTACTGAGCTAACCGTGCTAATGGCCGACGGGACTAAATACGTTGCTACAAAGTTCCTAGAAGATGTGTCTGATGACTTAGCGTTAATCATAGTTGATATGAACGAACTGGCTATTATGCCGATTCATGACGGTAACATCAAAGTAGGAGACAAGGTAATCTGTATTGGGTCGCCTCTCAACCGTGGGTTTGGTTGGAATACCACTCTAGGCAGTGTGACGTCTACAGGACGAGTCGTCTGTGGTTGGTGGGAGAACGCTTTCATTATCGATGCCTTTGCGGGTCCAGGAAATAGTGGTGGTCCTATTATAATCAATGGCAAACTGGCTGGTCTATGTGTTGGTGGATTTGCTAGAAGCGGTTCGTGTATGGTTATATGTGAACCTATAGCCGACTTAGATACCGAGTTAGTCTGTTTGATTCGTTAGAAGGGATACTATGCGAATACATAAGTTTGACAAATATACTCTACTTGAAGTGCTATGGTGTGATATTGTAGAACGATCAGGATGGAGAGCAGTAAAAGAAGCAGAAGGTGCTGAGTGTATTAAAGTCATGACTGTGGGTTACTTCCTTAATAACCACAAAAGGTGTATTAACTTAGCTAGCACAGTATCAAAAGATGAAGACTGTAATGTATTAACAATCCCTTGGGGATGTATTTATAGCGTAAAACAATTGGGGTATGTAGATGGCGAGTGCTAATATTAAAATCAATGCTCAGGTAATTGGACTTGGTAACGATGATAAAGTGGTCAAGAACTTTACTGATACTGCAACTCCTGTAGAGTCGGTAACAGGCTATACACTAATTTCTGCTGTGCCAACAGATGATCCAATATTACTGGACATGGGAAGTATATCTCCTGCGTCTGTCCGTCAGGTTGTATGTGTGGCCCAGTCTGGGACTATTTACCTTAGTCCGGTAACTTCAACCTTAGTAACGGCAGCATGTGTATTGACAGCCGGGAACATGGCGGTATTTCCGTATAGTACGAATTCAGCCCAAGTATGGGCTATTGCAGCAGCTACAACTGATTCGCTAAGGTATATGGCGTTTGGCGTGGCAACATAAGTTAATGAAAGGGAAAAGATGAAGGTAGTATCATATAGATGCCAGTGTGGAGATACTGGTGGAGAGATTCAATACGGATATTATGACCGGCTGTGTTTAGGATGTGGAGAGTATCTAACTAAGTTTAGTATTAAGTTCCCTGGTCAAGGATTCGCAGACAACGGCGGCGTAGACTCACTAATGAAGGAGAATCACCGTTGGAGTGACAGCATGGGGTGTAACCCTGAAGAGATACCTCGCAATATGAAGAGGTTCCCAGGGAGTACATACCACCCTAAGACAGGGCAGTTACTAATCAAGAATAGACACCACAAACTGAAGGAAATGAAGAGTCGTGGTTATGTTGAATGCGATGGTTACAGGAAAAGGAAAACATAATGGCAGAAGAGATTATTAAAGAAGATGACGTTATAGAAGACGATACAACACATGATGATCAAATTAACTCAGATGAGCCTACAGATGCATTTCTCAAGGCTTTTGACGAAATAGAAGCTGATCCTGAGCTAGATCAGGATGATGAAGGTCAGCAGGAACCAGATCCTGAAGCAACAGACAACACGGATGATAAGGAAGGCGAAGAGGATCCTATCCCCGACGCTTGGGTAGAAGCAGGACGAGCAGCTGGATTAAAAGACGACGAGATCGAGAGTCTAGCTGGAACTACCCCTAAAGTATTGGAGGCTTTAGTAGAACGTAAGGTGGTAGAAGCTCCACCTGAAGCAGACCCTGAACCTGAGGATGAGGCTCAGCCTGATCCCAACATTCTACCTCATGTAGAGTTTGAGATTCCAGAAGGTGTAGATGAGAGTACCAAAAAGCTGTTTGAACAAATGGCTGGTACTCAGAACACACTTGTGGATAAACTCAATGAGGCACATTCTAAAATCACAGGCTTTGAAGACGTATCAATTCGACAGGAGCAAGCCGCTGTAGCCGCTCGTGATAAACAGATTGATGACTTCATGGACTCTCAGATTGAGAACTGCCCTACAATAGGTAAGAATGAAACGCTGACAGACGCCCAACTTGAAGTACGTAAAGAGGTGTTTGGTCTTTCAGAACGTGTGCATGGTGATACACTAGAAGACAAGCTTGAGAAAGCTATTAAGGCATATAACGGGATTCACGGGACTGCTGAAAAGAACTTAGCTAGAAAACTATACAAGAATAAACAGAGATTTAGTCCCCGACCCCAAGGTCGTAAAACGAAGCAACAGTTCAAGAACGCCGATGAAAAGGCGATGAATGCTTTTAATGAAAAGGCTAAGGACTTAGGGATAGATTTCGAGTAATAAAGGAGTTTAATTATGCCTAGTGGTGGAATTACAATTGACCAGGCCATTGATCTTGGCTACGCGACCCTGCAAGCTTTTGAGCAGGATGCAATAGAAATGACACTAAAGCACCAGACGTATGAGGTTCTTAACAAATGGTTTAAGAGCGATAAGAAGCGTCTTGATGGTGGTAAGTACGTTACGTTTGATGTGAGTTTGAAGGACACTGGTAATGGTGCCCACGTTCGGATGTATGATACTGATACTCCTAATGTAGCGAATGTTACCAAAGAGGGTTCTGTTGACTGGACTCACTACCAGAATAGTTTCTCTTATAGTCTTAAAGAGATAGCTATGAATATGGGTAACAAGAGACGTATCTTTAACCTACTTAAAAACCGCAGGGCAAACTGTGCTAGGGAGACTGCTGACGATCTTGAAGAGCAAGCCTGGCAGACCCCGTCTGGTTCTAGTGATGATCTAGTACCTCATGGTATTCCTGCGTGGTTGGTACAAGCGGATGCTGACGGCAGCACCGGCGACTTTGTAGGTTATGTAGGTGATTATACTACATCTAGTGACTCTGAATCTGCGTATTCTGATGTAGCTGGCATTGCGTGTACCTCTGCTACTAATACCCGGTGGGCTAACTACTATGCCGACCATGATAACAACCTAGATACTACTCTTTTGAAGAAGCTGTCTCAGGCTTTTCGTAAGACCAAGTTCCAGACGCCTATGGTAGCAAGCGAGGCCGTTGATCCTAAGTCAGGTTTCAGCAACTTCCGTCTGTATACTACTAATAACATGCTGAATGAGCTTGAAGACCTAGCTCTGAAGAGTGATGATAGAGTTGGTTCTGAGCTTGGTAAGTATGCTGGTGCGGTTACTTACAAGAACCTGCCCCTGGTGTATGTTGATTCTCTTGATACTGAACGAACCTATGTGTATGGTGCCGATCCTATCTTTGGTGTCAACCATAACCATTTCTATCCTATGATCTTGTCTAACGAGAACTTCCGTTGGAATAAGCCCATGAATAAGGTTGGTCAGCATAATGTGTTTACTGTCTACCTCGACCTTAGTTATGCTTATGTTTGTGATAACCGTCGTGCTGGTGGTTTCTTGATCAGTGACTGGGAGGGTGCAAATCAGTAAGTTGCACTATAGTTTCATAACTGTTATAATCGTTAAGGGAAGGGACGGATTGAGCCTTAAACCCTTATAAAAGCCCTAGGAGGTAAACGTAACTTGTAGGGCTTATCGAACTTTACGTTACAATAGGAGATTTATTATGATGAACAATGTTATTCACGGTGGAGCTGCACCTAAGAACACCACAAGAGTATTCCTGCTTAGTGGTACAGCTTTGACTGGTGAGGCTGTATGTTTTAACTATGACGCTTTGACTGTTACTCCTGAGAACGATGCACTGGCGGGTAGCCAGGCTACTAACTCAGCGGCTGACTGGAC